CCAAGGGCCACCTGCAGGATATCTGGATGGCCGAAACAAAAGAGGATGCAGAGGCCGCGTTCGATTTCTTTGTCGAAGCCTATGGCGTGAAATATGACCGTGCCGTGGAAAAGCTGACCAAGGACCGCGACGTGCTGCTGACCTTCCATGACTTTCCGGCGGAACACTGGAAACACATCCGGACCAGCAACCCGATCGAGAGCACATTTGCCGCCCTGCAGCACCGAACCAAGAAAACCAAGGGCTGCCTCGGCCGCAAAACCCCTCTGGCCGTGACCTTTCGCCTGATGATGTCGGCCAAGAAGAAATGGCGCAAACTCGACGGAGCTTCTCGCCTGCCGGAAATCATCCAGGAGATTGAACCCAAGGACGGGATCAAGCAGGAAAAACATGCCGCCTGATCACAGCGTCACCAACTTGCAGGCATAGCTCTTTCAGAGGACGAATGTCGCGCAGTTAAGCAGCTCTCAAACACCCAGTGACCTTCGGAAATATGTGCCCGGTGATCTTATCGAAAGCCAGGTCACCGACTCATAAACGCGCAACCAGATTCGTGTTGCGGCGAGTTTGACGAGAGCGAGGAAGTTGGCGTCGTGTTTTTCGTATCGAGTGGCGATGGCCCTGTAATGCTTGAGTTTCGAGAAGAAACGCTCGATCCGGTTGCGTCGTCGGTAGGCGTCACGGTCAAGCGGCGGTGGCGGCCGGGCTGGCCGACGGCATTGCCACGCTTGAAAGCGCGCATGCCGACCTGCTGACCATCCTCGATTCTTCACCACTCACCAGAACCCCCACAGGCAAATCCCTCGACAAGGAAAGGAGCGGCACCATGGCAGTGAAAGGCAAGAGCAATGCGAAACCGGCAGCGCAGGCGGCGCAGGAAACGACAGAGGCGGGAACGACTGCGGCCGGGACGCCTGCGCCCGAAATGGGGGCGACGCCCGAGGCAACTGCTCCGGCAGAAGAATCGGCCCATGTTCAGGCCATGACACCAGCGCCAGAGCCGGCCGCGGCGAAACCCGACCCGGCCGAACAGATCCGCGAACAGGCGGCCGAGATTGCCGAGATCGCGGCCCAGGCCAGCAGGCTTGGCCTCACCATCGATGCGGCCGAAGCCGTTCGTGCCGGCACGCAACCCGATGCCCTGCGCCGTGCCGTGCTGGAACAATTGGCGAAGACCACGGATGCCACCATCGTTGCCTCCATCGCCCCGCCGTTGGACGAACCGGCACCAAAGGAAAGCCCGCTGATTGCGGTCGCGAAAGCTGCCGCCACCGGTACCACCACCTGAACATTTGCAGATGAAGGAACGCAGTCATGCCCGTTCTCACCCAGCCGCCCTCGAAGGGCGATCTCCTCAAATACGAGGAAAACCCCGACTACTGCCGCGAAACCGTGACCCTGCTGGCCGGCACCAATTACCCCCTCGGTGCCGTCCTTGGAAAGGTCACCGCATCCGGCAAGTACAAGCTCTCGCCCGATACCGGCACCGACGGCGCGGAGGTCGCCGTCGCGGTGCTGATCGAGGCGGTCGATGCCAGTGCCGCCGACGCCACCGGCCTCGTGGTCGCCCGCGGCCCCGTCATCGTCTCGAAGGCCCAGCTGAACTTTGATGCCACCGTCACTACCGCCGCGAAGATCGCCACCAAGCAAGGCCAGCTTGCCGCTGCCGGGATCGTGCCGCGGGATGCGGCCTGATCAAGAAAACACCCCCTCCCGGAGACACCCCCATGCCCACTATTACAAATCCGTTCGACGCGGGCGGTTATTCCCTCGCGGAAATGACCCGCGCCATCAACATCCTGCCCAACATCTATACCCGCCTCGGGCAACTCGGCCTGTTCCGCTTCGAGGGGATCACCCAGCGCACCGTCGTCATCGAGGCCCGCGAAGGCGTGCTGTCGCTGCTGCCCTCGGTTCCCTTGGGCGCACCGGCGACCGTCGGCACCCGCGAGGGGCGCACCATGCGCTCCTTTGCCGTGCCGTGGATCCCGCATAACGACGTGATCCTGCCCGCCGACATCCAGGGGGTGCGGGCCATCGGCTCGGGGAGCGATGCCGACCCGCTGGTTGCCGTCATGACCCGCAAGCTCACGCTGATGCGCAACAAGCACGCCCAGACCCGCGAGTACATGGAGATCAATGCGCTCAGGGGCATCGTCAAGGACGGGGCCGGCACCACGCTCTATGACTACTTCACCGAGTTCGGCATCACCCAGCAGCAGACGGACTTCGTGCTGGGCACTGCCACCACCAAGGTGCAGCAGAAGGTGCGCGCCGTGCTGCGCCAGATCGAAACCGAGCTGAAGGGCGAGACCATGACCGGGGTGCGCGCCCTGGTCTCCCCGGAGTTCTTCGACAAGCTGATCGGGCATGCGACCGTGGAAACGGCCTACCAGTACTACGCCTCCGGTGCCCAGCCGCTGCGCGAGAACATGCGCCGCGCCTTCCCCTTTGCCGGCATCCTGTTCGAGGAATACAACGCCTCAGTCACGCTCTCGAACGGCACCACCGAGCGGCTGATCCCGGCGGGCGAAGGCATTGCCTTCCCCATGGGTACCATCGACACCTTCACCACCTATGGCGCGCCCGCCAACCTGATCGAGACCGCCAACACGGTGGGGCTGGAACTTTACGCCCGCCAGATGACCCGTGAGCGCGGCGATGGCATCGATCTCCTCACCGAGGCCTCGATCCTGCCGGTCAACAAGCGCCCGGCGCTGGCCGTGCGGCTGTTCAGCTCGAACTGATGACTGCCTTTGCCGCCGCCATGGATGCAATCTTCGCCGATATCAACATGGCGGTCGATGCAATCTGGTATCCGGCTGGCGGCGCGCCGCAGCCGATCCGGGTGATCCGCAAGGCGCCGGACGAGGTCACATCATTCGGCTCGGCGCAGATCCTGTCAGACACCACGCTGGTCGATGTGCGGGTGTCCGAGATGGTGAACCCCAAGCCGGGGGATGGGATCAGCATTGGCGTCGAGAACTTCACCATCCAGGGTGAGCCGAAGCGGGACCGGGATCGGTTGCTCTGGACCATTGAGCTGGTACCCGCATGAAACTGAAGATCGACTTCGAGCCGGATCTCGTGGCCATGCTTCAGGCCGAAGGCAGGGCCGGCGAGCGGGCCGTGAAGGCGGCGATGGCCGAAGCCGGCAGCGAGCTGAAACAAGCCTGGCGTCAGCAGATCGCAGGCGCGGGGCTGGGCCACCGCCTGCCGCGGACCATTCGAAACCGCACCTATCCGCAGCAGGGCAACAGCCTCGATGCGGCGGCGTTTGTCTGGTCCAACGCGCCGGAAATTGTCGGGGCGCATGACCGCGGGGTGCTGATCCGCTCGCAGGCGGGCTTCTGGCTCGCGATCCCGCTTCCTGCCGCCGGCAAGGGCCGTGGCGGTGCGCGCCTGATGCCGGAGGAGTGGGAAAGGCGTCGTGGAATGCGCCTGCGCTTCGTCTACCGCCGCCGCAGGCCCAGCCTGCTCGTCGCCGACGGGCGGCTCAGCAGCCGCGGGCTCGGGGTGGCGTCGCGCTCCAAAACCGGCCGCGGGCGCGCCACGGTGCCGATCTTCCTGCTGGTGCCGCAGGTCAAGCTGCGCAAGCGGCTCGACCTGGCGCGGGATGTGGAGCGGGTGGCCGGTAAAGTGCCGGGGCTGGTGGTGGAGAGGTGGATGGAGGGGAAGTTATGACGTCTGCTTTGCAGGACTTATCCACCGTTCGATTCGCTTCATGCAATGACCACTCGCGGCCCAAAAAGGGGACAATGCAGAAGCGCTCACCCCCTCACATGCCAGAGGCTCTTGCACAGAACAGAAAATCTCCCAGAACCGAACAAGTTGCCAACGGGTGCTCCGTAAGGCACTCTTTCTCCAACGATACTTGTTTGGGAAATGCCTGTTGTTGTACCACCCTGATCCAACCGATTTCATTGAAAACGCGGGGGAATACGGCGCATTGGGCAAGGCATTGGTTGCGTTGTCAAATCTGGAGTTCGCGCACGATGAGTTCGTGTTTAAAATGCACGAAACGCATCGTGATTTATCCATTGGCCTCTCCAAGCAGTTCCCGCGACAATTCAAGAAAAAAACGAATTTCCTGATCAGTGCCGTGGCTCATGTTCGAAAATTACGACAAGTCCCAATCTTTCAGACCGGAGAACTCAACCTTTTGTGGCTGCAATATCAGCTAGACGAGCTCTACGGGTTCAGATCCATGGTTGCCCATGGCTCGGTATTCATTTCTGAATCTACACCACATCGCATTACATGGACTTTTGAGCGAGTGATACCGGTACCAAAGGAAAAAAATACTTGGACGCGTGAGGCGGTGAAAATTTCCAACGGATATCTTGCTAGTGTTCACTACACGGCCGCAGCCATAAAGCACTATTTTGTGCGCCTCACAAAATGTCTCGAAGATAGTTCATGTTGGGAGAGTGAATACCAAACAGACAAGAAAATCAGGCAAAACCGAAGGTTTCTTGCAGAACTAACTGCCGCTGGAATTGTTGTTGATGAAACCGGGTTGATCGGTGCATTTCCACCGCTTGGGCCTGTAGAATAAATCGCGTGTTTGTTGAGAAAAAATTTTCGCTAACATTCCTGACGTGAACCGGCTTGATACGTACCCTAAAGAAAGGGAGAGAACCAACTTTGCATAACCCGGTTTCTGATCAATGCGAACGGCTGCTGTTGTTTATGCAGCAATAGTCGAGTCTGGCTCGAACCAATCATTCTCTGCACCCGTGAAAACCAAGTAGCCTATGCCCACCACTCGCGAAACCATCCTTTCCGCCCTCCACGCGACCCTGCAAACCGTGCCTGACGCCACCGTCCTGCGCGGCGAGGTGCTGCCCGAGCGGGTGCCCGCGGGCGGTCTTGTGATCTTGCGCGACGGGGACCCCGGCGAACCCGAGGTGACACTGTCGCCGGTGCGCTACCACTATGAGCATCGGGCGGAACTGGAGGCGGTGGTGCAGGGCAAGGTCTCCGCTGACCGGGATGCGGCCTTCGATGCGCTGACCGCTGCCATCGGGGCGGCCCTTGCCGCTGACCGCACGCTGGGCGGTCTTTGCGACTGGATGGAAGCCGAGGCGCCCCGGCCGGTGGATCTTCCCGTCGAGGGCGGGCCGGCGCTGAAGGCAGCGGTAATCCCGGTCGTGCTGCTCTATTCCACGGCCGACGCCCTAGGCTGATCCCAACAATATGAGGAGAACACCATGCCCCGCGCTCAAGGCGCGCGGTCGCAGCTGGCGGCCGCGTTCGAAACCATCTATGGCACCGCGCCCACGAGCGGCTTCATGCAGATGCCCTTTGCCAGCGCTTCGCTTGGGGCCAAGCAGCCGCTGCTGGCCTCCGAGCTTCTTGGCTACGGCCGCGACCCGCTGGCCCCGATCAAGGATGCGGTGACGGCCGATGGCGACATCAAGGTGCCGCTCGATGCCGAGGCCTTCGGCTTCTGGCTCAAGGCGGCGTTTGGGGCACCGACGACCACCGGCACCACCAACAAGACCCACACCTTCAGATCCGGGTCCTGGAGCCTGCCCAGCATGGCGATCGAAGTGGCCATGCCGGAGATCCCGCGCTTTGCCATGTATACGGGCTGCGTGCTGGATCAGATGAGCATCGCCATGCAGCGCTCGGGGCTGCTGACGGCGGATGTCAAGCTGGTGGCCCAGGGCGAGAACGTCGCCACCGCGACGGCGGCCGGCACGCCAACGGGTTATGCCTTGCAGCGGTTCGGGCATTTCAACGGGGCGATCAAGCGCAACGGCACGGCGCTGGGCAACATCATCTCGGCCGATCTGACCTATTCCAACAACGTCGAGCGCATCGAGACCATCCGCTCGGACGGGCGCATCGATGGGGCAGACCCCTCCATTGCCGCGCTGACCGGCAAGATCGATGTGCGGTTTGCGGACAACACCCTCATGACCCAGGCGCTGAATGGCACATCGGCCAGCCTCGAGTTCTCGTGGACCATTTCCGCCAATGTCAGCCTGACCATCACCGCGCATGCGGTCTACCTGCCGCGCCCGCGGGTCGAGATCCAAGGCCCGCAAGGCATCCAGGCCAGTTTCGACTGGCAGGCGGCATACGACTCCGTGGCCGGGCAGATGTGCACAATCGTCCTCAAGAACACTGTTACGAGTTATTGACCATGTTGAAACTCGATCTTTCCAATGAACCCGCGTGGCTGGACCTCGGCCATGGGGTGCAGGTGAAACTGCGCCCGCTGACCACCGCCCTGATGGTGGCCGCCCGCAATGACCAGGCGGTGCAGGATTTGTCCGAGGACGCCACCGACGAGGAAAGCGCACTGGCCTTCGCCAGGGCGCTGGCCCGGGTCGCAATCCTCGATTGGGAGGGCGTGGGTGATGCGAAAGGCAATCCCATCCCGGTCAGCCCCGAGGCCATCGGCGCCCTTCTCGACCTCTGGCCGCTCTTCGAGACCTTCCAGACCGGCTATGTGGCGAAAGGCCTTCTGCTGGAACAGGAAAAAAACGCCTCATCGCCCTTGCCGACTGGGTCTTCGGCGGGGGCGGAGACTACTGCGACGCCTGCGACCCTGGCGAAGGCCCAGCAACATTCTGCGAAGACTGCCCCGCGCGGCTGAACCGGCCGCTCACCCTTGACGGCTGGCTGGTTTGGGACCTGGTTGGTCGTCTCGGCGGGCAGCTACGCATTGCCCCATCCGGCGCGATCATCGGCTGGGACTTGGGCGCGGCACTGGCATTGGCACAGGCGCTGGGCGTGCCCGGTCTTGCGGTGGCAGAGCTTCTGCCCGCGATCGAGGCGGTAATGGTCGCCAAGCTCAACGAACGATTGGAACAGGAACATGGCTGAGAAAAGGGTCAATGTCCGCCTTGCCGCGGTGGGTGGCAAACAGGTGCGCGCCGAGCTCGAGGGCATCGGCGAGGTGTGAACCGGCATGCAAAATTGACCTCTGTATTGGGGTTATCGGCGTCCAAAAGTGACCCCCCTGATATTTTGGATCAGAAGCCTTCTCAAAGGACTGAGGAGGCGAGTTGGGGATGTTGGTCGTGGAGACGATTGCGCAGATCAGGCGGGCGTATTTTATCCAGGGGAAGTCGATCAAGCAGATATGCCGGGAGCTGCGTGTATCGCGGAACACGGTGCGCAAGGTGGTCCGGTCCGGAGCAACGGAGTTCAGCTATGATCGATCCAGGCAGCCCCGCCCCAAGATTGATCCTTGGCGTTCTGATCTGGATAAGATGCTGGCCGAGAACGCCCGGCAGCCCAAACGCCAACGCCTGACGCTGGTTCGGGTTTACGAGGAACTGCGTAACCGCGGTTATGACGCAGCTATGATGCGGTTCGCCGGTATGCGGCCAGTTGGTCGAAGGCGACGCGGGAGGCGTCAGCTGCCGCGTACGTCCCGCTCAGCTTTGATCCTGGCGAAGCCTACCAGTTTGACTGGAGCCATGAGATCGTAATCCTTGATGGGGCGACCGTGACGGTGAAGGTCGCGCATGTTCGCCTGAGCCACAGCCGGATGCTATTCGTGCGGGCCTATCCCAGAGAGACCCAGGAGATGGTGTTTGACGCCCATGACAAGGCGTTTGCCTTCTTCGGCGGTGCGTGTTCTCGTGGGATTTACGACAGTGAGGCGGAAAAGCAATCGATCCAGTGAATCGATTGCCCGCCGAACGAAGACAGCGGTTGATACGATCTTTGTCGGCAAGGATCGGGCCTACAACCGG